CGACGTAAAGAACCACTACGACATCCGCAGCGTTTACGCTAACGAGTTGGGTAAAGCTCTTGCCGTTCGTTTCGACACAGCTATCGCTAAAGTGTTCATCGCTGCTTCCCGTGATTCCGCTAACTTGACTCAAGTAGGTAAGACTGGCGGACGCTACAATGTAGCTGACGGAGAGTTCGGTACTTCCAACATTGTTGCAGGTACTCCTGAGTCTGTTACCGGAGCTGAACTTGTTTCTGCTTTCTTTGCAGCTGCTCAAAAGCTTGACGAGAATGATGTTCCTTCCGACGGTCGCTTCTGCGTTCTTCGTCCACAGGAATACTACAAACTCGTAACCGGAGCTGATTCTAACAACGCCTTCACCCTTTCAGCTTCTGCTGCTAATAAGGATGTTGGAGGAGCTGGTAGTCTTGCTGCTGGTGTTGTTCCTCAAATCGCTGGTATCAGCATCTATAAATCCAATCACATTCCATCGACTGACTTGAGTGCTGTTTCCTCCGGAGACGGATCAAGCGTCAATGATGTATTTGGTGCTAACGGTGTTGGATACAATGGTGACTTCCGCAATAGCTTGGGTATTGTTTCCCACTCTGCTGCTGTAGGAACCGTTAAACTGCTTGATCTTGCTACCGAATCTGAGTATCAGATCGAGCGTCAAGGTACGCTTTTTGTTGCGAAGTATGCTATGGGTCACGGAGTTCTCCGTCCAGAGTGTGCTATCGAATTGATCGCATAACCTGTTTTCTCTCGGTGTTGGGAGGTCTGTGATTCGTTCCGCTCCCTCCATCGGGATTAATTTTATATACATATCATGGCACTGACGACGAAACTAGAAGCTGTAAATACAATGATCTCCGTTATCGGGGAAGCACCTATCAATACACTTACAGGCGTTAGTCTGCCAATATCAGCTATACAAGCTCAAGCTGCATTAGAAGAAACAAGTAGAGCTATTCAGTCAGAAGGTTGGCACTGCAACACAGAACACGAATATGAACTGACTCCGGATGCCTCGTCAAAAAGAATAACACTTCCGGCTAACACTTTGAAATTTGACCTAGATCCATTGTTATACACCAGTGTTGATCCTGTACAAAGAGGTCTGAAATTATACGACAGAAAGAACCACACAGAACAGTGGGACTCTAGCGTAAAAGGAACTATTACATTTGAATTAGAGTTTGAAGATTTGCCAGAACAGATCAGACATTATGTTGCTGTTAAGGCTGCCAGAGTATTCGCTAATCGATTCATAGGCACTCGTGAGATAGAAGGGTTTACCCTTAGAGATGAAGTAGAAGCGAAAGCCCGTGCAATCGATAGCGACTCTGAGAATGCAGACAGAACGATCTTCGATAGCTACAGCGTCTTACGAGTATTAGATAGATAAAGCGATGCCGTTGGTCGTAACAAGCGTTCCTAACCTCGCTCAAGGGGTATCTCAACAACCAGATAACTTACGGTATCCTGGACAGTGTGACGAACAAATCAATGCTTGGGCTACTGTTGTTGAAGGATTGGTAAAGCGTCCGAATACTAGATGGATCAATGAATTTAACAGTGGTTCTACACCTACCAATCTATTTACACACTTCGTAAAACGAGATGAACAAAACAAGTATTGTGTCACTGTGTCTCTTGGTGGCAGTGTTCCTACAGTTGGTGTTATTGATCTTGCTAGCGGAACAAACATCTCAGTAGCTACTACATCTATAGCTAATAGTTATCTCAGTGGTATAACTAATCCGTTAGCAGACTTACGAGCACTTACAGTAGCTGACTATACATTCCTTGTTAATAAGAAGAAAGAGGTAAAGGTAGATGATAGTGATGAGCTAAAAAGTAAAGACTTAGAGTTTGAAGCTTTAGTTGTTGTTAAGTTAGGCGACTACGAAAAGAACTACGATATATATTTAGAGAATCAATTAGTAAGACCAGCTAGTTTAAATACTAATAACCCCGCATATCCTTCTGGTGTACAAAGCGATCAAATACCGAAAGCAGGACACACATACGAGAGTGGTAATTCTCAAGGACAGCTCAGAGGAGAATATGCAGATACCGGAGTTATAGCTGAGGATTTAGGAATAATATTAGAGGACTACTTATCAGGACAAGATGGGTTAGGTTCTGTAGAATTAGGCACAAGCCAAAGCGGAAGCGGGTTTGAAGATAGTGGTAAGAAGCAACGGGTTGTTACTAGTATTGCAACAGCTCTTAAGCCTATAAAAAATGTAAGCTATGAGTTCTTTTTAGATCAATACTCGGATGCTTCACACACCACAAAGATAGCTACTGGTACAAAAGGTACAGCTGTTTTCAGTGGAGGTAGTTTATCTAGTTATAATCTGACGCACAAAGGTATAAACTACGATAACACATTAGCTCTTAATACTTATAAGTTAATAATCAGGAAACATACGAGTTCTACTTTTGCAGCTATGTTTGGACCTGACACGACTATCACAAGTTATATAAATATAGATAACAGTACTCCTGGTTATGTGTTACCTTCTATTGATAGTATTACTACTCAATCTCTGAACTATCAAATCTTTCAAAATGGTTCTGTTATTAAAATAAAAGCAGACGCTGACTTTACTATTCGTACTGAAGATGGACTTTCTAATGAAGCTTTAAAAGTAGCTTACAAAGAAGTAGATAGTATAGTTGATCTACCTAAACATTGTTATAACCAATTCAGAATTAAAGTAAGAGGTGACGCTGATGTAGACCAAGATGATTACTATGTTGTTTTTAAAACTAAAGACAATGAAGACTTTGGTGAGGGTGCTTGGGTAGAAACAGTAGGATGGAGAAAAGGAATAGAGTCGTCTAGGGAGTGTAAAGGTATTAATACATCTTTAGAAGTGTCTACTATGCCTATTACTCTTGTTGTAGATAGCTACGATTCATCAGGTGCTGTAAATAGTTTTACACTACAAGCTCCTAATGAGTATGCAAACATAGTAAAACACAACGGTAATTTCTACAACTTAGTAGAGACTCATGTATCAAACAGTGATAACGAACCTGGTACAGGAGCCGATTGGGAGGTATATTGGGTACAAACAACAGTTGTCAATTCAGCAAAAGATTGGAAGATAAATAACCAGTATTTTGAAAGAGATACAGGCTACGTACCTAGACAGTCAGGAGATGATAACACCAACCCATTCCCATCTTTTGTAGGTAATACCATCAACGATGTCTTCTTCTTCAAGAACCGTTTAGGATTCCTCACTGATAGTAATGTTATCTTCTCTGAAGCAGATGAATACTTTAACTTCTTCCGTACTACTACACAGCAGTTGTTAGACAGTGCTCCGATAGATGTAGGACTTAGTCACACTAAAGTAGCAGTTCTTCAACACGCCCTACCGTTTCAAGAGAAGCTGATGTTATTCAGTGATAACTCACAGTTCGTACTTAGAGGAGCAGATGTGTTATCACCAAAGACTGTAGCTATATCACCAGTCACAGAGTACGATATATCAGACGGTATCGCTCCACTTGCACTTGGTCCTTATATCTACTTCCCATTTAATCGTGGACAATACGAAGGAATGTTTGAGTACTTTGTTGATAACAACACTGAGGTATTTGAAGCGGAAGAGATAACATCACAGATACCTAAGTATATACCATCCAAGATTAAACGGATGGCTGGATCAGCTTCTGAGTCGATGGTGTTGTTGCAAAATGATACAGATGCTAAGACACTATATGTCTATAAGTACTTCTGGAGTGGTAAGGAAAAGATACAGAGTGCTTGGCAGAAGTGGACATTTGATGACGATGTTACAGGATTTGATTTTATAGACAGTACATTATACTTAATACTTAACGGTAAGGTGTTAGTAGAGATGCCTGTTGAGAATGCTCTGACAGATGTCGGATTTGACTATACATTGTTATTAGATAACAGAGTGGATGGGGATAGGGATTACGATAACGATAACTTCCCTGACTTACTTGTTAATTACGACGAAGAAACTAATAGAACTACTATATCTAATCTACCAGACGGATACGGAGCTACTGTTGATAATACTACAGTATTCACTAAGGGTGGATCAGAGCGGAATGTTGTATCTTCTGCTAGCGGTACATCTGTAGAGATCGAAGGATTCATAGCTAGTTATGTAGATAACGGAGGAGCTTATGTTCAGTATGATGGAGAGTATTACTACTGTATAAAGACCCACACATCCGTTTCTACTTTTGAATCACAGTACTGGAGAAAAGCAGTATATCCACTAGAGGATACACCAGCCTGGTCACCATCTGTTACTTACTCTCAGGGTACTATTTATAGGTGTCAAATTAACCACACATCACCTTCCACCTTTGCTACAGGCATACATTGGCAATCAACTACTGAAGTACCTTCCGCTCCTGAATGGGGACCGAATATATTCTACAACAATAAATATTACTTTGTAGTGGGTAAACCATACGATATGTTGTACAGGTTCTCCAATCAAGCGTTGAAGCAACCAACAGAAAGAGGAGGACGCAGTGCATCTGATTACACATACCAAACTATTCGTAACGCTAGTATAGAGTACGCAGATACCGGACACTTCACAGTAGAAGTAACTTCCCGATTCAGAGATACTTACAGCTATGTATACAATCCAGCTGTGTTATCTTCTATATCTACTCTTGATAGATTCACCCCAGAGAGCGGACACTTTAGATTCGGTGTACAGTGCAGACCAGAAGAAGCTACGATTGAAGTGAAGAGTAGTTCTGCCTTGCCTGTTAAGTTGTTAGCTGCAGAGTTTGAATCGATGGTAACTGGGAGAAGTAAACGATATGGAGCTTAGAATAGATGAAGCACAAGGAGATATTGATGCAGTTGATCTGTATGAAGACCTGCGGGAGGAAGATATGTTAGAGATACTTGGATTGATGTCCCACCCTAGAGACGCTATTATATTCTCTTACGCTACATCCAGCAAGTGTTACAGTGTTAAGGATGAGATGAATAACTTATACTGTTCTTTTGGAGTAGCTGCTATCAACGGTACTAATATCGGAAGTGCTTGGTTATTAGGTACTAGAAGATTACCAAAGATTAAGAAGTTCTTCTTGAAACACTCAAAGGAAAAGGTGGAGGAACTACTGAACGGATTTGATTACTTAACTAACTTTGTTATGCGTACTAACACACTGAGCATTAGATGGTTGGAGTGGTTAGGTGCTGAGTTTAACGATTGTCAGTACGATAACTATCTGTCATTTATATTAGAGAGGAAGTAATTGTTATGTGTGTTCCAGCAATAGGTGCAGCAATAGTAGGTGCAAAAGCAGCAGCAGGTATGTCGGCTGGGGCATTAGCTTTAGTTAGTGCTACGACAGTTGCTGGTATAGCTTCACCTTTAGTATCTTATGCTGGTCAGCGTAAACAAGCTAAAGCACAAGCACAGTATCAGAAGCAAGCACAAGCAGCAGAGCGTCAACGCTTCCAACAAGAACAAACTTCGATGCGTATGCGTCAAGCACAAGAGCAGGAAGCTGTTGGACGGGAGCTTGAACAAGTCAGTCGTAAATCACAAGCAGCACTTGCTAGAGCTAGAGTATCTGCTGGAGAAGCTGGAGTAGCGGGTGCGTCCGTACAAGCGTTGATGGATGACTATATGAGACAAGAAGCCGGGTATCGTAGTGCTTTGTTAAGACAGCAAGAGCTTGGTGCTTTAGGTACAGGACTCGGACTTGAACAAGCAGGGTTTGCTACACAACAACGAATGATCGGATTGTCACAACCAATAGAGAAACCTAGTTTCTTGACTGCTGGACTGAGTGCACTTAGTGGAGGTCTTAGCGGTATGCGTACAGGACTTGATATATCTAGTAGGATGAAGACACCAACAAAAGCTGAAGTA